AGTAGCACTTGCTCCCACTTCAGCCAGATCAGCAAGACTACCACTGAACATATAGGAACCCATGTGAGTAAGTTTCATCCACGGACACATCCACACTTTTATTCCTGCCTTTCGAGACCACTGACAGAACATATAGTCTTCGGACAAGTATCGCTTTGATTCAGGATCAATTACACAATCAAAATATGCCATGATCTCACGAGTACCATCGAAGTGCTTAGTACGTACATGGTCAGGCTTATAGAGAAACTCAGGATAAGCCTCTGCATATTTTTCAAAAGCACTTCGTTGAATCATCATAAACCCTGTGCCACCCTCAAGTACTTCAGCGGGCTTATCAATCCTTATATTGCCACTTCCTGAGACAGGATTGAACACATAGTCACCAACATATTTTTCAAGAACGTTAGGATCTTCATCAGCAAAGCCTTTGTCGACAGCACGTTTAACCTTTTCCCAAGCAATAGCTTTTTTCGGATAAGGTCCGCAGATAATTTCTTTATCAGTACCTGGTTCAGCAATTGCAGCCATTGCCAGAACATCGGTAGGATCAAAACCTATATCACTATCAATAAACATTAAATGTGTATAGTCAGATCGCATGAACTCATCTACGAGATAATTACGAGCCCTTGTAATCAACGACTCGTTAAAGAGAAAGAAGAAACTTAGCTTCACACCATACTGATGAGCCATAGAGGCAAGATCGGTAGCAGACTTGGTGTATATCCCTGTACACTGCCCACCGTACATTGGAGTTGCAATCATAATTTTTCTTTTACGTAATTCTTCCGAACTTATTTTAATTTCTACTTGCGACATAATTATACCTCAGCTGCATATTTTTCATCGTGTTTTTTATTGATGCCATAATCGCCATCATACAATCCAATAGCCTCAGCATCAAAGCTCAAGTATTGACCAATCCGTGTACCCTTTTGAATACGAGCAGGACCACAGTTGACATGTAGTACTCCAGCCATTACTCCTTTGTAGCCTGTGTCATAAAGGCCTGATGTGAGAAACAAACCATTCCTGTTCAATGTAGATCTTGTAATAACAAAACCCGCTTCGCCTTGTCCAACGTCTATTACATTTTGCATAACAACTTCATAACTACCGGGCATCAAATTAAAATAACCATCATCGTCTGGATGTATTTCAATACCATGTGCACGATGCCTTTTATGACTGTCGCTTATTTCGAAAAGCTCGTTAGTGATATAATACACAGACCCAATGCGTAAATCCACTGCATTGGGTTGTGAGTCTCCTTCCTGTACCTTAGTTAAAGATGACCTGGAATTAGGTCCCATAATATGCTTCATAATATATACCTTCCTAGCTGTGTTATTAATGTTTCACTAAAGGACGAGTCAAAATTGTTTGGTATAACAATGTCACAGTCATTCGAATCAATACCCTGCTCGCTAACATGATCATCTGAATTACCACCCAATATTTTAACAATTACCATGTTATGCATCTTACAAAAAGATAATTCATTTTGAAAGCGTAGATCTGTAACAACAACAGGTACCTGATAACTGGATACGTATTCAGTTGCAAAATTGTTGTTGACATCACGCATTGCCATGCCCGTCTCTCTTACTATTCTTCTTCCACTTACATCCCTGCCCATTATTCGATGATCCATTCTTTTAAATGCATCATACTCCTCAACACCAGTCAAATGATAGGTATTGATAATAACTTCTTTAATAGGATCGGCAAAAGCAACAGGTAGATGGTTAAATCTACCTGAGATTATTTTTCCTGCATAATCTTTACCACATCCCTTGAATCCACATATTGCAATAGATCTTGTCATGTCTTGTTACACAGGTAGTTAATATAGTTGATGTTATAAGTTGCCATATCCAGCAATCTATTATCACCAATATGGCAATCAAAGTCCACTTCTTTTTCATACTTGCCATTAATCAGACCGGTTGGACTATTGTCAAATGATATGCCATTTAAACCAGCCCATACAGCTGCTGACGAATCCCACGATGATATGTACTCGTGATATGGCTCGAGAAGTGAAATTTCATTAGGACCATCGACCATACCGAGGCAATGAAACCTCTTAATGGCACGGTGGTCAAGAATACCTCTTTCTTTCAATATCTGAAGAATTCTCCATCGAGAGAGGAATCGTTGCATCTTATATGCGTCTGACCTTGCACCAGATGGAGATTCGTCTAAACCAAGAGCAATGGGACATCCTAAAATTGACAAACCGATCAATCTGATATTAGGCATGTCCAGTGCCCAGTCTACAGCCTGAATGTAATCCTCTATATCTCCAAGTTCTGATTGAGGTACAAAGAAGGACCAGAAACCATAGTCTGCAAATTCCTCGTTCAACTTACGGGCTGCTGCAATTGTAACTGCAGATTTCTGTTTGGGGTAATCAGACATCACTATAATGTCAGCATTGACACGTTTGCCCATTTCAATTAGCTTTTCTGATGGATACATGTCTAATCCAGCCTTGAAGCGTTCAAAAGCACTGTTATCCAGTATTTTTGTTTTACCGTCCTTTAGGCTGGCATAGTATTCCACATATTGCTCATCCTCTTCAACAAGATGAGCAAGTAACAGGTGGGCACCGTTGTCTGTTGTTAAATTCAAATGGGGTGTGGGAGCTATGTGACAAAAATTAATCATAAAACTTCTTCCATATTGGCATAAGGTTTATACTCAACGATTCCATCTGATTCGCCATCCTCCGATACTACAATTTCGTAATATCGTTCACCATACCTTGGCAGTAAATGATTCCACAATATATCTGTAGCAATCATCTCACAGGATTTGTGATTCTGATTTCCATCTTGAATGAACTCATTGAGAGCCCATTTAACCAAGAAGAATTCCAGTTCACGATCCAGATGGTTGACAGAAATCTTCACTTCTACTTTGAATATATGGCGATGTTCATTTTCCAAAAACTGAATACGATTATCTATCGATCCTGCATTTGGATAGTGGTGAAATCCTTCGAACTGGGTTCGAACTTTAATATATGTTGTGTTCAATATCATGTAAATTTCTCAATGGGTAACATCTGCTGTTTTTTCAATCTTTGCATTGGCATTATATTGTCGACGTATAATGAAGGCATGTTTGTCTTTGACTGCTATTGGAAATAGGCCAGTGTTACGCTTACCCTGTGATTCAATATACTTCTTCATATCCTCACGGTTATACCAAGCCATCCAGCCTGTGGCAGGATTAACATGCCACAATCGGTCGCTTGTCTTTTTTTCATTGAACAACCAACCATCATCATTGGTGTCAACGAGAAATGAACCATATTGATTTAGATTTGATTTAACATCAGCAGTGTAGAAACTACTCCACGATGGTTTGCGGAACGAAATATCTATGCCTTGGATTTGATGGTCAAATGATGAGGGATGGGCTTCATATTCCCACCCCCACGCATCGAACACCTCACATAGAAACTCTTCCCCTTGATCACCCTTGGCTCCTGAGGCCCCAAACGCGCCTTCAGCTTTTTCAGTCCATTCTGTTGTCTGTCGCTCACTCATAATATAATCTCAATTTAATTTTTAATTGCAGCCAGAAATTCTTTACGAATACTGGAATTGGGTACACCAAAACGACCTAGTGCACAAAGTGTTTCTGTTTTAGCACCTGGATCTCTCCGACCACGAGTACTCATACAGAAGTGTGTAGCCTCAGCATGTACAATAACATCATCTGTTCCCGTAATGAAAGAAACAGCATGTGCAATTTGTTGAGTGAGACGTTCTTGAATTTGAGGACGACGAGCAAAGTAATCGACAATACGTAGAGCTTACTCAGCCCCAGTACCTTGCCACCCTCTTTAGGACAATACGCAATAGAAATACCATTTCCTAATTCTGAATTGCTCTTGCCACCAAAATACACAAGGTGGTGTTCACAGAGACTATGTGTCTCCATTCCCTTAACAAGTACAAACTCTTCGTTGAATTTAAATTTATTTTCTACTGTGGTACATTTAGGAAAGTTGTCTGGACGCAGCCCATACATCAATTCCTTCACATACATTTTAGCAACTCGCTTTGGAGTTTCATTAAGCGAATCGTCACTCAGATCGAGACCGAGTGTTTCCATCACTTGTGTCATCAAACTGATAATTTTTTGAATCTTCTCATCATCTGATACAAACACTTTTTCTGTCAAAGGTGTTTGGAGTCCGATGCTTCGAAGGTATTCATTAACATCCATACCAGTTTTATCGCAAGTTTTATTCTTATCGTAAGACATTTTTATTCCTCTTCAGTTTATTTGACTGCGGAAGAGTGAGCAAGGGCAGTTTATCTTGGCTGTGTCAAAAATGAATATAATTCACTACACCACACAGAATACTCGGTGTATATTGGCCTTCCTGGCCCAATAACTTATTAACAGTACCATACATAAGTACTTATATTACACTACTATTATATACGATAATGATTGGTAAGGCAACTATTAATACACTAACAAATAGTTGACGTACTAATATCCATGTCATTCTTCTTTTAGAAATACCAGAACCAGCGTTCATATTTAAATTTTATCCTTTGTGATTTAATGAGAGGGGTTGGTATGTGCACCAACGCCGCTATATATAATAATTGATTTTTTGAGTTATTCGTTATATCTGGCAACAGCTTCTTGAGGAAGTACAAAGTTATTCCAATTGCCTACCTTTGCAAGGATTTGCGTGGCGCTTTTTCCTTGTTTGTGAGCAGTCTTCTTACCAACTTCAATGAAAGCTGAGTTCTTTTCGTGTTCCCTGCATTCTACTTTAGACACATATACTCGACCTTCTGTCAAATCATAGATGAATGGATTCACCTGTTCCCATATAAACAAGGCACTCATTTCCATGGAGACACCGTAAGGCATTACTCGTAAGTCTACTAACCCATCTATATGGGCTTGGTATATTTGTTCCAATCGAGGATCATCGGCACCAGCTAATGCTGTGTGGTCAAAGTAATATTCCAAAAATTCTCTTACTGGCTTGAGATCACCAAAGCCAACAATCCAGCCATGAATATCTACATCGCCCGTAAATTCAAAGTGAACAGATCGATCATAACCATGCCACTTAGCACACGGTCCAGGATATCCATCCTTGTCTCTATCAAACCATTGCATATGAGCAACAGGCAGATTGTAAAAAGATTTAGTGCTTTTAAATTTCATATTATACTCCTACTGTGTTTCCCCAAAGATACGTATGTACTCTGGCTGATACGTTATATCCCCTAATCTGGGCCATTGTGGCTACATCGCCATCAACAAGTTTCTGACCTTCTACTGTGGCTCCTACCGGCATAATCCACACTGGCCAATCAACATTCTGTCGAATAGATTGCAGCACTGTTTCTAACTCTTGCCATTGTTCTTTCTTAGGTCCAAGTACAAATTTTAGCTGACCAAATCTAAAATGCTCATTGTACTGGGCAATGACTTCGGGTTTTATTGCTCTGCTTGCTTTCTCGCCTGCCACTGTCCAAAGCTTTGGACTAACAGAGAAGAACAATTCACCTCCCCATTTTTCAATATACTCCTCAAAGAAGCTAATGAAATCTGGTGTCAGTGGCTGAGTACCATTTGTTTCTATTGTAACAAACTTAGGATAGTCGCCTTCTTCTATCCAATGTTTCATTACTGCCACAGTGCAATCTTGTGCATGTTTCATCAGAGGCTCACCTCCAGTAAAGCACATGTGCCTGTCTTTCCACTTGCCGTCATTGAATTCATTGGTAAATGAATCGCGGATACGTTGAGCAATTACGGCCGGTGGCTGTACGTGTTGAAGATGTTTGAATTTCTTTGCCCACGAGTAAGATGAGTCACAGCCATATTCCCATACGGGCAATTCCTCTATTACACTGATAGAGTTAGCATCAAATTGTTCATACGGAAGAACGTATTTACTAGGATCTGTGGGATCCGATTGACCAAATCCATTACATTGCAGATTGCAAAGAAAAAACCGAAGCCATGCAGTTGGTACACCAGTGTAGTGTCCCTCGCCCTGTATGGAGTTAAAGATTTCAGAATAATAATATTTACTAGGCGTATTACTTGCCACGGTCATCTCCTGACGCTACATTGTATAAAGGTTGGTATATCGACTTACTTAGCATCATTATAGTTGCTTTTTCTCTTTTTGTCAAGCTTTTTTTTCTGACGTTTAGCTTGATCTAGGTAAAAAGAATTGCATCGTTGTTGGTATGTTATTCCATTTAAATGATCGTACTCATGCTGGATAGCCCTGGCTGGAATACCATCATACACCCTAGTATGTATTTCATTGTCTGCATCGCTAAAACGAATTCTTATAGAATTTGATCTCTTAATCTTAATAAACAAACCAGGATAAGACAAGCACCCTTCTTCAATTAATACACATTCGTCAGAATAGTGTACTATTTTAGGATTGAACATAACAGTGATGTTATCGGGATCACGTGGATCACCGACAGCAAATACACACCAAGGCAGACCAACTTGGCATGCAGACAGACCAATGCCACGATGATGTATCATTGATTCTTTTAAGTTTTCCGCCAGTTGTTTGGGATCTACTGGCGGATCTGAGAAGTTGAAGTTAACACATTCTTGTTTGAGTATAACGCTGTTGCCATCTACAAGATCGTATATCATAATGCTATTCTACTGAAGTTTTTAACTTTTTCAAAACGAATCGTATTTTGAAATTTGTCCATTAGCTGATCACCTTTGTGCGAGATAATAAAAACATTTGTATCGGTTGAAAACTCATTCAATATTTTCATGAATTCATCAGTGCCTGTTGTATCAAGAGAGGAATCAAACACCTCATCCATTATAAGCAAATTGGTACTTACACTGTTACGTAATTTTGCGATTGCTCGCCACGTAAACAAAAGTGCCAAATCGATTCTCATTTTCTCACCTTCTGAAAACGATTCATAGCTAAAGTCATCTCTGAATCTGGATTTAATAGTTTCATTAAAGTTTTCATCTAACTCAAACTGTACAAAGAATTCCATTGATGCAAGGTACTTGTTGATCAGCTTATTCATTATAGGAGTGTACTGTTTAATAATTCTTGTTTTGATACCCGTGTCTTTTAGTATCAAAGAAGATACATCAAGTACGCCTCTTTGTTCAAGTAGGTGTTCTTTTGTATTACGATTTGTTTTCAATTCTTCTTCAAGAGTGTTCAACAATATATTTTTCTGAGTGTTGTCTCTCTCATGATTATTTGTTTTTTCAATGTCTTCTTGTATTGATTTGACAAGTAGCGACAGAGAGTTTATGTGTGCATTGTGTATTGTAATTTCACGTTGAATTGTAGATATTTCATCTAGCGTTGTCAACACTTCCTCTATCTGGACGTCTATTTTTTCATACTCTTGGTTCAGCTTCAATACACCTTCGTTCGTTTCTGTTAGACAAGTATGCTTCTGTTCAATAATTCCATTCTTGAAAGTTGTATCCATGTTTTGCTTGCATGTAGGGCAATCATCGTTTTGCTTGTAGAAGAGTATTTCGTCAGATATTTTTTTAATCTTATCTTGAAGTTTGTAATCAAATTGCTCTAACTTTTTTCTTTTCGTTCTCAGTGCTGTTATGTTCAAGTCGTTGCTTTGAAGCTGCGTTACTTGTTCCTGCAATGATTTTATCAATTCATTTTCTTGCGCAATTTCTTGTTGAGCTTTCACAATTTTTATATTGCTTTCATTAATTCTTTTTTCTATATTCGTGTTTGTCTCTTCAATGTAGCTTTTGTGCATCTCAATTTTTTGCTGAGCAAGGTTGATTGAGTAATCAATCTGCACAAGCGAGGTCTTATTCTCTGCCATCTTATCTTTCAACAAATTGTTCATTGTTGAGAATATTTGAATATCAAGCAAGTCCTCAATAACTTCTCGGCGATGCTGTGTAGTAAGCTGCATGAAGGGTACAAACGTACTGTTACCTAAAACTACAATCTGACTAAACGACTTGTGGTTCAACTTAAGAATATTTTTCTCAAGCATCTCCTGATAGTCTTTAGCAGCTGCGTCTTGATTAATAAGCTCATCGTCTTTGTATATCTCAAATTTCGATGTGCCGTACTTTGTCATACTACGACTTATTTTATACTCATGTGTTCCAATAGAAAACTCAACTTCCACAACAGCTTCTTTGCTGTTGATAGAATTGATCAATTGCTTTTTGTTTATTTTACGAAAAGGTTTTCCATACAGGGAGAAGGAAAGAGCATCCAGTATTGTAGATTTACCAGCTCCGTTTTCACCAATAATTAAACTGGTTTTATCCTTGTCAAGTTTTATTTCAGTAAAAACATTGCCCGTACTGAGAAAGTTTTTCCATCTCAAATATTTAAAAATTATCATATTGTGGTGTACCAGAGTATTAACTTATGGAGAGAGCTTCAGTATACAGATCTTTTATGACCGTTTCAACTTTGTCTTTATTAATGCCAATGTCCAAAGCGTCAACATACTTGTGCAGGATTGTGAGAGTGTCTTCAGCCTCGTTCACAATATCTTCGTTCGATTCAAGATTGAGATTTAAATGATCTTCAACAACCTGAACGTGTATTGGTCCTGACTTCTCAAGTTTCTCAATGTACAAATCAAACCAATAAGGATTCGTTTTTTGTACAATAATAACCTTAACATTGGCTCCTTTGAATTCAGAAAAATCTTGGTTGAGAACTTCCTCCATTGTTTTGTTTTGATCGTTGTAGTGTATCTTATAGAACATCTTATAGGGATTTACAACGAATGTTAACTCCCTTGTGGTAGTATCGAAAATATGAAACCCCTTGGGATCATTGTAATCGGACCACGTCATCTCATATGGACATCCAAGATAATTAACACAACCTGTCGTCGTCTTCGTGTGATAGTGACCAGAACATACGATGTCGAATCGTTGCAACCAATCGTCACTCATGCCATGATGTATTGATTGACCTTTGTACATTTGATATCCTGCAAGCTCAAGATGTCCGAAAAGAACAGGTGCATCAGTTTGTGCACAAAGTTCAAATATTACTTGTTCGTTGCTGGCACATATCCAAGGCACCATAATGATATTAATGTCATCAAATTGCACAACCTCAGCGTTTTCGTATATATGAATGTTTCTATAACTATCAGTTAGAAGATTCATTGAATTGATTTCAAGCGTGTTTCTGTAAAACGAATCGTGATTTCCTACAAGTGTATGAAGCGTGTAGTTATTTTTTTCTATTGGATCAAAAAACATTTTCTTTGCTCTATCCAAAGAAACAAAGTTGATGAATTTTCTTCTATCAAATGTATCACCAAGATCTACAATTGTGTCTATATTGTGTTCCTTGAGATAGGGAAAGAACACGTTGGAGTAGAACTTCTCCTGATGATCAGCAAAGGCTGTGTTGTCATTTCTTACGCCAAAATGTAAGTCAGTTATTAAAGCTAATTTCATTGTAGGATGTTCTCACGTTTCTTTACTTTTTTACGTTTATTTTCTTCGAAATCTTCCATGAAGGTATTCATGTATTCTTCCGACCACTCACTCATTTTAATGTTGTCATTGAAGTCTACATCGCTGTCGTGATCTTGTGAGTCAGAGGATATGTTCATAAGATTGACGTGCTGTGTTAATTTGTACTTGGTGTACAACACTTGCTTCTCTTTCTGGATACGACGAATGAAGGCAAACCAAATTATTTGTGTAAAGTAGGCAAAAGGATTGGAAGATTTGTTTGCATCAAAGTTGTCAATGTATTGCAGACAATTCTCTATACCATCGGCGATCATCTCATCTTTAAATGTATAGTTGATGAAGTTGGGTTTACGGGCAAGGTGAGTAGATATCTTCATTATACATTCACCTATGTAGTTGGGTACCCGTGGACGACCAGTACCCTGCTCACTAGCCTGCTTAACCGAGTCGCTGTAGGTTATGAGGGCAGCAAGAAAATCCTTATTGTTTACATATTCTTGCTTAACTTTTTTCTTCGCTTTAACCATAATACACCTTTAAAATAAAAATATTATACCATACATATAGACATTAATCAACTAGTGATACGTTATCACTTCATCCTCATCTTGCTCCTGTTGATTGGAAAAATCTCCTTGGGCAAATCCGTCATCTTCATCCGCCTCTTCAAGATCTGATTCTATCATTTCTTCCACGCTACTGATATACAATTCTGTTATCATTTCCGAAGCTTTGGTTGATATAATGATGTTGTGATTTTGTATTGTGTGCATATGCGATTCACTTTCCAACCACTTGGTAGCTACGATCGATACCTCACCTGTTTGCTTATACATTGTATTGAAAATTAATGGATGGACCATGGTAGTGTACTCAAGATCAGTTGGTTCCCCAACGTAACATATTACAGTTTCACCAGTAACAAGTTTTATAATTCTTACTTCGCTATTCATACACTACTCCAGAATTATTTTATAAATTTTGTAATTAAATTGTTCCTCGTTATATATTTTTACTCTTTCATGCAAATGTCTCAGGGTAGTGTTGACAATTTGCTTGTATTGAAGATTGTCTGCAATGTCGTAAAGTACACAGGTTGCTTTGCCTTCAGTTTTCCTCAATCCTCTTCCTATTGATTGTAGGTTACGTATTCTTGATTTCGAAGGGGAAGCGAATACGATGTTGTGCAATTTCTTAATATTAATTCCTGTGCTGAATGTACCATACGATGCTACTATTACTGCGTCACTTTCTTTCTCGGTTATGTCTCTTATGCTTTCGCGGGTTTCAGCATCCGTACCGCCTGAAACAAAGAATATTTTTCTGCCATTCTTTATTTTGCTTTCTATTAAAGCATGCAAATCTTTTCCATGTTTTTCTACATACTGAAACAATACCAGAGTATTACCATTCAACGATTGGACGAGATTGTTTATAAAATTGTTTCTCTTTTGATGCCTGACAAGGAAATCCATCTCATCTTGAAAATCTAACTTGCATACCATCTTACTTATTTCATCTGAGTATTTGAGCACCAATATTTTTATTTTCAAATCGGCTACAGTACCCGAGTCTATTAGATCCTTTGTACTTACAAATGATTTTGTTTGACCGAACAATCCTTCCAAGACAAGTTTATGAGCCTCTGCTCCATCCAGTGTTCCTGTGAAACCAAACCTGTACTTGCAGTCGGTCAATTTAGTCATTATCTGGGTAAGAGATTTAGCTTTGAACAAGTGAGCTTCATCACCTATAACAACACCAAATTGGCTGAACCATTCCTTAGGCATATTGTATACAGACTGCCATGTAGTGACAACAATATCTTCTTCAATATTGTTTTTATCAATTCCTGCAGTAATTAATTTACATTGTTTGTTATATCCATACCCTTTAAAATCACCAGCCAATTGATGAACCAATGAAACTGTTGGTACGACAATCAATGTTTTATGTTCTTGGTAAAATTGAGTAAGCAAATAAATGATTAGCGATTTGCCTGAAGCGGTGGGCGATAATACTAAAGCCCTGTTCAATCTTATGCAGTGAGCGACAGCCTCAAGTTGATAGTCCCTAGGTGTAAGAGTACATCCTATCGATTTTGCAAAATCTTGTACTTCTACTACCGAGCATTCATTCGAATAATCGAGGTTGTCTTGTATAGCTAGATCATAATCTCTATCTTTACAGAAGGCTGTTAAGTAAGAAAGCAATCCAAGATATATTGTTGAATTGCTTTCAAATAATCTTATCTTTCCGTCCCATATTTTGTTTTTGTACAGTGGCATGAATTTATACCCAGGAGCAAAAAAAGAAAAGAAATCACTTAACTCTTTTTTTATTCCGTTAGAGCAGTCCACTTTAATATATGTTTCATTCACTTTAGATAATGTAATCAATTCTCTATAAACCGAAGTTTGTAAGTTTGCGCCAGTCAATACCGTTTTTTATTTGAAAACCTCTGTTGTTAATATTTTTTATAATATCTTCTAACAACATAACGACTTCCTCTTGGTACGAAATCTTTGTCAAGAGTTTTATCATCTCACTGTCACTGTCTACATAGCTAGCTATGTCTTGCTTCAATACAGTACGTCTCCACGGTTCCCGTTGAATCTCTTTGAGATCTTCGGGACTATTCAAATCTCCTCTATAGTATTCGGATAAAAGATGAGATAGTGTTTTCTTTCTTAACAGAAAACTTTTGAGTTTAAGCTTTTCTTGATACAGCATTTTAAGATACTTGGCATGAAGTGATGGTATTTTGAGACTTTCGGTATCAAGATCCACATCATCTATTTTTGCATCCTGTATCCACATATCTGCTATTTGTTCAACTATCATCATATCACCTATAAATTATGTATGTACAGTATACTAACAAAACCGATAAAAATCAACTCATAGTGTAAAATAAAGACTTTATCTAATTATATTTTTTCTATGGTGTATAATTTGTATCTGAAGGTTACTGTTGCTTCAAGATATTCAACATCAGCTATTGACGCATCGAACGTCAACTCAGATAATGATGCAGGAAACAAATCTTCAAAATTAATACGTAGGTTTGCATTTTGATTACTTGTCAATATAACGAGCGATCCATCTGAATAGATTCCATTATTTTTAAAAGATTCAGATCTATCTCCCCTGTGACGGGATTGGCTGAAAGATTCGGGAACGCCTATAGATACCATCCAGTTATGTATTTCAAGATAGTTTTTTAAATCCTCATCTACCCTAAACCTGAGTGCAAGTGAATCATATCTGACCTTATCACCAGGATATGGAATACTTATGAAAGGATTAGCTATTTCAAGCTCAGCCAGTGAAATTGAGGGAATAGGCGCACTGTATGTAAAATAACTAATAGAAGGTGCTCTGTTCAAAGTGAACTTGAAACCAGTAGCAGACAACATGTTTTTATTTGTTGGTTGTGAATCAATAATGCTCATATGAATTACCTCTACTATTATTTATCTATAAAAAAAAGGAGCCCGAAGGCTCCTTTAAAATGTCTGATAAATCAGATCTTTTTATTATTACATCAGATTGGATACGTTTACCAGTCTGTAGTACACGTTCTTATCGGCGAACGATATAGCACCGTTACCAGCTGTTGCACCCTTAGCAAACGGGTTAGCAACCATGCCGTAACGAGTCTTGAAGCCGATTTTTGGCTGGAATGTATTTTCGCCAACCGCACGAACCATTTGCAACGGCACGTATGGGCAATAGAACAGACCAGCATCGAAAGCACTTGAACCTCGGTAACCAACAGTGAAGTACTGGTTGCCTGAAGCACTAGCGAAGTATGGGTCAATGTATACTCGGATGCGACCATTCAAGACACCGGCAAAAGTATTACCTGTATCATCGACTTGCAGGTTAGCAGACAGAGCAGGAGTATAATCCAAGACACCTGCCATCTGAAGTGCAGAAGCAACGTCAGAAGAACAGATCAGGATATTACCTTTCCCACGTCGGGTGTCTTTAGCGATACGGTTAGCTTCACGCTCGATCTGGAAGATCATACCTTTGAAACGCTCAACAGCCCAACGACCATTAGAGTCGATATCCAGGTTAAACGTACCAGCAACTGCAGTATTGTCTTGTGCACCAGCTGTAGCGGTGTAGTTAACAGTACGAACAACTTCTCTGTTGATTTCAGCCAGAATTTCTGCTGACAGGATATTTGCCAGTTCTGTTTCTGCATCCAGACCATGGACAGCTTTCAGATCCTGAGCCAGTTCCATTGTGTATTCGGCCTTCAGAGCACGTGATACAGCAGTTACAGAAACTTTCTCGATTGAGAATGCCATTTGCTGGAAGCCATTGTTGGTAGCATCGCCGAGTGCTTCTGCTTGTGCAGTTGTCATACCAGTAGCAACTGTGTAGCCGTTAGCTGAGGCACGTGCAGTAGGATCGGTACCTACTTGGCCTACAGTAACACCTGCACCAGATTGGTCTCTTACAAAACGAGACAGGGTATTACCAGCACGAGATTTAGAGAAGTTTGTAAGAGCTTCGTCGTAAAGAGCTTCGCTGCCTGATTGTGAATCGAAACGAGCACGCATTGCGAAGATAAGACCAGTTGGTCCTGTCATTGGCTGTACGCCAGCGATATCATAAGCAATGAGGTTAGGCATTGAACGACGAACCAGTGATATCAACACTGGATCGAAAATATCAATGTTGCCATCGCCGGCTACAGAAGAAGAACCACCCATTGCGTTGACTGGAGCTGCTTCACCAAGCAGGGAAGGCATTGAATAGCCACCCGAACCAGAACCTGACTCGCGAGAGGCACGCTGTGTGTTCTCAAGCAAAGTGGCGGTTACAGATCTGCGATGAGCATCTTTAATTTGAGGAAGATCGGCATGGTCAATTACTGGTGACCATTTTTCGATAAGTTGTTCTGATACATATTGCATTCTTTATGTCTCCTTTACGGTTTCGGTATTTATTATTTATAATTGTTTGCTTTTCAATGATCTTGAAATTGAATTTACATAAACTGACATTTCCGGATTAGCAAATTTACGCTGTACTTCTTCTTCAAGCGGCTCAGCGTCATCGAAACTATTAGTCATTGATGTATATTTATCTGCAGTTGTGAAATAACTTTCTTTCAGAGTTTCAAGCTTCTGTACAAATCTTTCTTCATCGACAAAATCAACACTCTCAGCTAAAACACTGAATTTATCCTTCTGTGTTTCAGTAAGAGATTCAGAAGCCTCAGCTATAAGCTCAGCCTTCTTGAATTCTACCATCTGAGCTTTCATGTATGAGTTCTTCTCAATTTCCTCGTTGAGACGGATTTCGAGATCATCTGCACGATAAGCCAATTCCTCAACAACATCTACTTTGTCGTCTGGAATTTCAATGTAATGTTCAACAAACAAGTTTTTCAAGCCGTCGATGAAACTTTCTGTGACTTCTGTCTTTATGCCTGTTTCTACAGCCAATTTGTTTTCTTCCATCCAGTTCTCAACAACGTAGTCAAGATACTGATCCAATTGACTGGACAACTCTTCTTTCAACCTGTCTTTTTCTGCTTCAATCTCTGATTCGATATCTACAACATATTTTTCTAGCTGGTCATTTACTTTTGAAACAACAGCTGCTTCAAAAATAGTAATTGCTTTTTCTTTGAATTCTTCGGTAAGAGTATCATCGCCAGCAAACAATGCTGCTACATGCTCGTCGATGTTAATGTCTCTTGCAGATATTTTGTGGTTGTGCGAAACAACTCTAACGTTATCTTCAGCATCTTCACTGACTTGATGCCTATCAACATCGAGTGCATCCATCAGGCTGTCAAAAGAATTTATGAGGTCTTCTTTTCTCATAATATTCATTTTTTCAACCATAGCCTGGATCATACTCATCTTCGATCCTTCTACTACTGTGTACTTTGGCTTAACAGCAGTAGAGGCACTCTCTGGTTCATCGGATACATCTTTCGATTTGCCTGGAGCTTTTGCTTTTTTTGCAATGGAATCAGGTACTTCTGAAGGTGAACCATAAGATGCTTTGAACTCATCCAATTGATCATCGGCGTGTTCATCTCCCATCTTTAGTTTATTATCAGCCATTATATTTCTCCTTATAGTGTTATAACTTCTATTATTTATGTAAATTAAATTTTACTTAAAGACTTTTGATATAATTTTCAAATATTGAAAGTTTGGTTTTATCATTCAAATTATTTGTTTTTGCAGCGTACTCGATTTGCATTTTAGATCGCTGGGCTATAATTTCTCGTTGCAGAACACCGTTATCATCAAACCAGAAATTAACACCTTCCATTATACCCTCGACAAAAGCATCGGGAGCTGAAGGATCAGCAACAATATCAGCAGCTGTAGCCAAATAGAAATCTCTTTGAACTTCTGCAATGCCGTTTTTGTTAGGCTTCAAGGAACCCATTCCTCGGGATGATACACCGATCGTAGCTCCCTCTTTGATTAGATTCTTTACAATGTTACCCATCGGCGTGTCCATAATTTTTGCTTTGCCGATGAAATTGCTACCATCTTGTTTCAGCTCTGTAATCATGTGAGACACACGATCAAGATTTATTGTTGGACCTGAAGGGTGTCCAAGTTCTCCAAAGGCTCTTTTGCGATCAATATATTCTTTTTGATATCGCATTACCTCTTTTTGAAGAACTTCCATGGGATACATTCTTTTATTTCTGTTTTGCATATCTCCCTGCATGAAAATGCCTTTAATATAATAATTCTTATCGCCGTTTTCATTTTCTTCTGTGAGACATTCTAAATTTTCGTTAATTTCGCATATTAGTTTCATTTTAGTATCTCGCTACTCCAGTGGCTTTTACGTCAGCAACCGATATAACAGTATCAGTAGGTTGCTTTACTAATATTTCTGAAGTACTAGGAGCAAGAACTATTGTTCCAGGAATGCCACCACCGTTAACTTTGCTTACAGTATTAGCTACAGTGACGGTTTGCGCAGTAGCAGAAGTGTTGACCACCCTTACCATTGTGGTAAGTCCCATATTGTTAGCAGCAGTCAACGATGCGGAAGTTGTCAAAACTTTAATTGCTGTCATTTATTTGCTTCCAATGAAAGTGGATAATTCACGTCTTGTTATATAATCGGCATTTTCGCCCATCGCATGTTTTCTACCACCCACGTGTTGTTTGGGGTCGCCTTTTTTAGTACTACCTTTGTGTTGAGCATCTGAGGCTACTGGATGAGGTCCTGTATCAACAGTGTGCATATTAGCAAAATCCTCTTCTCCCTTGGAGCGAGGCTTGTATTGCTCGTCTTCGTCACTGGCTTTTTTTACTTTGTAATCTTGAGCAGGAGCTGCTGCAGCTTCGGCATAAAAAAGTTGTTTAAATGTCTTCATCGACAACCTCGTCTTCGTACTGATTTAATTGGGGTTCATTGAAGAAGTTTTGCGAGACAGCTATCTTCTCAATGTTTATTCTTTCTCTCAATTTATCATGCAAAATGCTGCCTACAGCATCTTGGAAAGCAGCTGGAGTTCTGTTATACACAGCATCAATTGCATCATCGTAAAAAGTTGTCATATTTGTGTCTCCTAATATATCTTGTATTTATAATTACTGTAGATTGTCAATAATAAGTTTATTTGTAATATATAATGTCTATTTATTAGAATTGAATTATAATTCTGGGAAAAGGCAGGTTTGAATAAACCTTTGTACTGTATCAGGATCGTATCCCAATGATTCCATCACTCTTGGTGTGTGAGGATTTTGTTTTTGATAATGACAGTATTTGTTTTGATACTCGGTGAAATCTTTATCAGTAAGCGAATCGGTTTCTAGATAACTCAAGTACTCCGTCAGAGTTTCGATTGACAAGTTTAAGACTTCATCAAGTTCTGCAAGGTCTTTAATATTACCAGCAGCTACCATACTATCGGAAAATATCTGTCTAGCCCATTCTGGTAATTCTCTTTTTTTACTCCACGAATAATTTTCTACTTTTTCAGAAAATAATTTATTAAGAGGATGCATATTATCGTACACAGGGCTAAAATCATGAAACGCACCAGTAACTTTATTTGGACCAGCAATTAAATCAAATCCATATATTGGAGCAGAAGAATTTACGTGAGGAAATACACACAGGTGCATCATAAAGAGTTTCTTTTCCTCACGTTTATCTACGATATCCAAATGCGCTCTTCGAGTGCTTGAACCAGTGTAGACTATATTGTCCCATGGAAAATCGTGGTGCTCATTTGCACGAACTAGACGAGTATTTAAAACCTTTTGTAAATCTACAGAATGCTGAATCAATCTTTCAAAGATCAAGCTCATGAACCAAATCCTCAAAAAGCGCAATTGCGTATTCAAACCCTACTCTAGCTTCACTACCCAAGTCATCAGTAAGCAATGCTCTTGTTGAATTGATAAGTTCTTTACGGTTTGTAAATTCATACATCTTGCCAGATCCTGGCACTTTTGTCTTTAATATTTGACCGCCATATAAATCTCCAAAGTGTCTAACATAAACGTGCGCTAAACTTTTCTTGGGATCCATCTGTTCAAGATATTGAATGTACATATGAGTGGAGGGGGCAATTGTTTGATCATCGGCATTTACAGCG